GAAGACCGTCAGCGATAACCTTAATAACTAATGTCCTATTTGAAAAAGCTGTAGCATTAGCTAATATCTTTCTATTTTCGCCAGTAGATGCATCGTACATAGCAATATAATCAGCATTAATATCCATTGTGCTTGCGATATTAAGATTATTTATAATCTCTAGCTTATCATTATTTAGGTTACTAAGGTTGTCATCCATCTCTTCAAACGTAAGAGGAGCACCTTTTGTTTGCCTTAATGTTAAATTTGCCATTTATTTAAATCTCCAATTACCAAAAGCCATTACTTTTCCATTATCTCTTATAGTTACGCCAGCATCTATGGTTTCAGTAATAGGTCTAAGTAACATTAATTCATAGTAGTTTTCAGAAGCATAGTTAAATGTAGCCATAAAAGGAAGATCAATTAAATTAGCTGCACTAATAGTAACCAGTGCTAATGCAAATACATATAACTCATCATCGTTTTTCTTTACAAAGTCTTCCCATCTTTCCCATTCGGACTTAGTTGTTTGCCCTTGATCCCACTGCATTGTTTCGCAGGTTGCTGATCCTCTGCCATTTCCTGTTCCCACAACTCCCTTGTACGAGCAAGCAATGTCTCCATACCTCTTTGCCAGCGCACTCGTTCCGTTGAGGTTGTACTCAGATACGACAACGGGCTTACCAAGCCGAAGTGCTTCTTCAATTCTTTTTCTGAACTGTGACTCACTTAGATTAAAACCAGTTTGCAAATAAATAACATCTGCATCTTTGTAATATTCAGGTTTTACTCCTGGTGTTAGGTGGACTCCAATAGGCTTGTTAACACCCTTCTTTCTAAGGTTCTGTATAAGGACACTAACCTCTTGCGCTGAGTAATACTCATCGCACTCAAGGCATACAACGTAATGACTAACAAGATCATCTACTGCATCTACTACTTGGTTCTGGTAGTCTATCTGATTCTGTAATCCCTGTTTGTATACTTGCGGGCTATCGTCAGATATCAGCCACATTACAGGAGCCAGATTTTTATCACGCAACTTATTAAGACGATCACGCCAAGCAACTCTATTAACACCGTCAACTACCTTAAATTTTGGATCATAGTTTCTAGCCATGACATCCGCATGGGTATCACCATTTAACTTTAATTTTTCTATTACCTTTTCTCGCCAAATATTATTTGATCCATCTGAAAGCCAAGATAATGTACTATATTGAGCGGCGCCTATTAAGAATGTGCTTTTATAATCAGCAACAACAGTAATAAAACCCGCGCTTACAAAAAAACAAAACAATATGGATGCTGCGTATTTACTGATCATTTTTCTTTCTGTTTAATTTTGTTGGACCTGGTAAAGCCCATCCTAATATCATAGGCAATACGAATATTAATACTAAAGCCCACCCACCTATTTCTACCATTTTATGAAGCAAAGTAAAAAAGTTATCAGGCGCCTTGATAATAGTCTGAGGCTCTTGTCCTGTTGTCAAAACCTCCGTCGCTACATCTGTCACAAAGGCACCCGTCATGGCTCCCAGTATCGGTGCACCTACACCCCCACTGATCGCAGTCCCAACACCCGCACCTATTGCTGACCCTGTTGCTACTACTGTCGATTCCTTTAGGCTCTGACATCCAGCTATTACTGTACAGGAACTGATGGTGAGGGCGATCCAAAGATTGCGGATAAGATAGCCAATCCTGCTACGATTACAATTACTATTTTTACTCTTCGATCTAGAGCGTTCCAAGTCTTTGTTATATTTTCCCACATATAATTCTCCTATTTGTTTTTTCTTTTTTTACCACTAGCGGTAGTAGACCACTTAACTTTCTTAGGCCCAGTTTTTTTGCTAGCTTCTGATTTAGAAATTTTAGATGCTACTTTTTTAGGGCGACAAGCAGGGTATGGTCTTTTAGATTTTCCTTTGGCAGTTTTTCGGCCACAAGCCTTTCCTGTTTTTACATCTGTCCATTCTTCTCCAAACCATTTACCGAGACCACCTTTACTACTTGCCACGTTTTTTTACTCTATTGTCTTTACCACTCCAAGTTCCACCCATTCTTTTATATTCTTTACTTGCCCATGCATTTGCATAAGCCGAAGGATAAACTTTAAATTTTCTTTTTGCTTTTGCTTTTGCAGAAGACCATTTAGATGGGTCGCTAGGCGTTGGTTTAGAAGCCATTATTTTTTCTTCTTTGTTTTTTTAACATTTCCACCTTCTTCTTGCTTGCCTTATTCTTGAATTAGGATCATTTCTTGTTTTAGCGCTAGAATTTTTTAATTGCCCTGCTGATCTAGCGCAATAAGACTTTCTTCTTTTAGCGTCTTTAGATCCTTTCTTAGGGTTTCCTGTTACAGCTGTCTTAAGTTTAGATCCTGGATTTGCTTTGCGATGAGCGGCTACTCCCGCTTTTGTCATTCCTGCACCTGCTTTAGTTTTTCTAAAGTTAGGTTTTTTTCCTGCGGTAGTTTTTGGTATTGACTTTTGTTTTCTTTCAGCCATTACCTAGCCTCTGGACCCAGCACTCGCTCTAACATTGTCTCTAATGCTTCTAATCTATAGGATAAAACATCTAGGTTATCTATAATAATAGCCATGTCGTGACTATCCCGCTTGAGCATATCAACATCGCTTGATATACTACTAGCCCACCACACTGCGGTAGTTGTTTGAACTATTAAAAATATAACAGCGCTAATTAAGTATGGTGGTATTGTCATTACGTTTCTACCGGAAATGAAGGATTAGGGTTCAAAGAAAACGATGTACCATTAGAGGAACCACCAAAAACAATGCAAGCCTGTTCTTTTTCTTTTGTTCGTTTAGTTACCACAACTGTACTCGTTGTGGATGTAGAGTTTACAAATACAATTACGCTCATGTTAGGAGTAAGGTGAGACATTAGCATCGGTATCTCTTGATAATCCTTTTCTAAAATCTCCATCATCCTAACAAAAGAATCAACACACATAAACGTCATTGGAGCAGCAAACTCATACATATCATCTGGAGGAGGTTGTTGAGCCTTAACAAGAACAGGGGCCATAATAATAAGCATAACAAAAGTAAATGCTGCTATAGTTGCTAATAAATATTTAATATGGTTCATAGTTAATCATCCACACAATATCCTGCAACCCAGTACGTAGGTTGAACATAGGGGAGAACTCCATATGGAATATCACGAGGCTGCTTTTCATAGAAAGCTTTTCCGTTACTCATCCGATAGGCTACACGCCTAGGCTGATAAGTTTTTCTTCCTATTCTCCTTGTCCTTGCCATTAGTAAGCTGCCTCTGCCTCTGGCTCCAGATTCCTATAAGTGCGAATAACTGGAGGTGTTGGGTCAATATCGTATATTCTTGATAATGCGTCTAAAAAATCAGGGTGAATTGTAGGGAAAAGATTATACTCGTTATCTCTTACCCATTTTGCTAAATCATAAACAACATCGCTCTCATCTTTACGCATTATTTTTCTAGACATAAGGAACTCTTGCTTCCTGTCTTTTACGTCTAACTGCAAAGATGTAAGTCTTTTTTTATCTGTTGGATAAGGCCAGAAAAATGAACCGTCTTTTAAATCAGGCTCTAATCTTTGTATCCTATCCTTTTTGGATTGTGACCCTCCACCACCAACCCAGTTTAATTCGTATACAGGAAAGCTTTGTCCTTCTATACGCATCATTTCTTTAAAATGGTCTATGTCGGATTGAGCTCCATACCTCTCATACCCAACTTTTACTTCTCTAATTCCTGGAGCCGTCTTCCATTTAGATCGTAACTTTTTTAAATAGTCCCAACGCTCTGAAAGACTCAGTCTGTGACAAACTCCATCGAGTAAATATTTATTATAGAACGAATCAACACCAACAACGCACATAGCTGTACGGTTAGACCCTTTCTTTTTTGAGCTAGCTGGATCTACAAGAATATATACATTCATAGTATATGGTCTTACTTCCCACTCTCTCCACCACTCTGATTTAAACGCTACATCACTACCAGCAATTGGGTTTAGTAACTGCTGACAAGCTACAGTGTATGTAGAAGTTGTTTTTTTAATCTCTTCCCAGCGCTCATCCATAAGAAACACTGGTACTCCATCCATTTGACCGTTGTGTGTGGCTGGATGTATACGAGGCTTTACCGCTGCTCTTTGTAAAATTGTTCCATACGTGTCACCGTATGAATATCTTGTACCTGCGTACTGATATCTTGGATTATGTGTAGACCCAAGGTTTAATGATAGCTCCCACTGCGTGGTTGTCTTTGCTATCTGCTCTGGAGTTGACACACTTTCCTGAACAACAACATCATCGTATATAATTAACGAAAAGTGTCTACCTGTTGGCTGTCCATCTACCAAACCGTGAGCTTCTACCGTTTGTTCTTTAGGGTTTGACTTTCTTTTTACACAAAGACCTTCATTTTCTGCCCATTTAGGAGCTTGCTGCCTAGGCTTTTCGTACAGTATATCTGGATATAGATTAATAAGCTTTTCATTTGCTTCTAACTCTTGCATAACTTGCCGCAAAAATGGCTTAGCCTGCTTAGAAGAGAAAGATAAAAGACCTATTGTTATATCTGGATTACATAATATTTCCTGAACACAACCAAGAAAAGTTATTATAGTACTTTTATAGTGAAACCTTGCCCAAAGATCGAGTCTTCTATCTCTGTCATTTTCGACTTCACGGCATCTTTCATATATCCAAGGATGAAGCATGTCATGACGGTTACATAGGAAAACACCAAGATAATACCTGTCAAGCTGACCGAGAGTGCGAATAAAAGTATCATCAAGATTGGGATCGCTATGACACTTAGCATATGCAGCAACGACTTGATCGTACTCTGCACCTTGCGCCCATTGAGCAAACTTGATGGCTGCTTCAGCATTTTTTGTATCAGCAAAAACATCTTTGGATATCTCTGGTAAACTCACTTTTTCTCTACGTCAGGTCCCTTTGCTTCTTCAGACCAACCATTATCTTTTTTGCCTTCAACAACTTTGAACAGAATGGAACCATCTTCTTGAACTTCAGTCCTATACGTCGTAGGAGTTAGCTTCCATACCGTGAACTCTTCACTGTTGGTTGGAATCGAGCTAAGCATCGACTCCATCCTGTCCATTGTTGACTCTACCATTGCAAGTGGTGAACGATGTCCCGTCATACCCATCATGCGCTCAAACATTCTATCCATAGCTCTAATTTGATTACCTACCATTTTTTTCTCCATGTTGTACACCTGTTATATTACACCATTTAAAATTTCAAAAATAATAAAAATTATAACTTCTTCAAGCATTTGTCATATCTTTATAAAGATTTCTAACCCACTCAAGCTCTTCTTCATTTTCAAGATAATAGTTTATTTGTCTGTCGCTTAAACCTTTTGCCCAAGGCTCAACTTGTATTAGGTATTCATAAAACTTTCTTTTCGTTTCGTCCGAACCACCACCATATCCAGCTGTAGCAGAGCTTCCTCCAGACTCTTCAATATCCCTAGCTATAGAAGTTAAAGCATCTCTTTCTACTTGACCAAAACCTTTCTTACCTAAAGTTTTATCTAAAACACTCATTATGCCTATCGGCATTCCCAGACCAAGCAAGGAAGCTAGAGCTTTCGCTAATGTAGAAGTTTTTATTCCAGCTATAGTTTGTCCTGGAAAAGCGTAGCCCACCAAGATTCCATATTCTGTAGTTCTTTTTGTGGCTTTTATGGCTGCTAACTTTCTAGCTCTTTCCCTTTCTGTTAAGTTAGGATCTCTTTTAACTGTTTGCTCTAGATTGTTTAAACTTTCTAACGCAAGAGCTGCCCTTCTACTTCTGTTTGCTAGGTTTCTGTCACCTATTGATTGTCCTGGATCACCTAATGATGGTCCACCCACGTTTGATTCTAGTCCTGAAGGAGCGGCTCCTTCTACTGCTGTTCCGCTAAAACCAAAATCAGGATGCCCTAACTCTCCTGATATGTCTCTATAAGCTTGAACAGATTCTTTCATTGCGTTTTCAAAAGCTTGTCTGTCAACATTATTTTCTACAGTTGAACCCATAGCTTTATTTTCTAAACCTCTAAACCCTTCTTTTGCTGGATCTCCTAAAGCTGCTGTTCTTTGCGCTCCGATTGCAACAGCCTCGTTCATCGCTTGCTCTTGAGCGGACCTTTGAGATCTCCCTATTGCATCTATTGCTTCTTGATTTTCTTGAGGATCTGTATTTTCCGTATTTGTTGCTGCACCTAGAAGACCATCGTCTACAACTGCTGAAGGAAAAGAACCATAACTAATATTTCTAAATGCGCCCATTTTTTCTTGATCTACGTTTTCGACATCTGGATCAACGGTAGGCATATTTTTAATGCCCAGATCAATATTTTTGCCAATAGGCATAGTTTGATCAATCATGGCCTTTGTTGAATCATACTCAAATTGACTAATAAGACCAAGATCAAGCTGCTGGTCTAAGTCTAAAGAGACGTTAGCGTCATATGCCCCTGGTTCAAGCGACTCTAAATGAGGGTTATGTTCTACCTTAGCTTTAGGATCAAACTTATCTATCAGATTTTGTAATTGCTGTTCTTTTGATATTTGCTCTGTAGTTTTAGCAACAGATATTCCAGTTTTTTTTGCTAAAGCTTCTTGATTTTTAGCTTCTAATGCAGCCTGCGTTTTGTCTCTTACGCTCTGATCTACATAACCGACCATAGCCCTAGCGAGAGCTTCCCTAAAACCTTCTATAGTGCTGGTATCTTGAGATGATTCAGAACCCATTCCAATGGAGTTGTCGGAAGCGGCGGCACCTTTAGTACCCATTCCTTCGCCGTAATCAGCGTTATCTCCATCTGTGTCCGCTCCAACTCCTCCACCATATCCAGGCATCTTAGTACCCTTTTGGAGCCTTCTTCTGTACTTTCTTGCCAGAAGATTTAGCGTATTGTTTGGCTTTTTTCATACCAGCTTTAGTGTAAGCAAATTTTTTAGTTCCGACTTTAGGCATATTAATTAAGGAGCTTTGGCTCCTCCTCCTTCATACTTTCGTTTAGTTTATCAATTATAGACTCTACATCAACAGCTTTCTTAACCTCGACAGTTGTAGTCTTGGTTTCTTTCTTTTCTACTTCCTGCTTTGAATAGGTGGATCTATAGTTAAACTTATTAACCATCATGAATGCATATAGTGATGTATTAAATGATTTATTTTCTAGGTTATCCCTACCTATCTGTATCCAGTAAGCTTCAGAAGCTTGTATACCTAACTCAATGGTGCGCTGAAAATCACCCTTTCTCTCGTCTTTTAGCCAGCGGTAGAACGTAGACTTATGAATACCAAGGAACCTGCATACTTCAACAACGGTAGACCCACAAGCAAACATCTCAATTACTTTCTTCTTGTTTGCTGTGGTCCACACACTGTTGTGTACTACCTTGCCTTCCCTACGCTTTACAGGATTAACAGCCATTATGCTCTACTTCTGCCAGGACCGCCTGGACCTTTACCTTTTCCACCTCTATCCCCTGGACCACCTCTACCGCCTGAACCGCCTCCCTTTTTGCCACCTGTACTTCCTGCAATACCTCCTCCACGGCCACCACCTGGCTTAGTCTTTCCAGAAACTTTACCCGTTCCTTTACATACAGGACAGGTTTTTGAACCCATCTTTGATCCTGCTATCTTTGCTGGTCCACGCATTTTAATCTCCTTTGTAAGGTGGGACTGTACCAACAGAAGGGAGAAGGGACCCTCAACAAGGAGGGGAGAGATGTGCTGGTACAATCCCAAATTCATTACTTATATTATAGCATATTGGGGGGGTAAACGTGTACACTTTTATTCTGTTAGCAAATTTATTAGCCAGGCACCTAAGAAAATCCTTACCAATTTTGTCCATATAGTAATATAAATATATATATATTATAATAAGGGAGGGGGTTATCTGTGGATAACTTTCTGATTACCCTTTATAATCATAGATTTAACCTACTTTTTACCTGTGGATAACCCTGTGTATAACTTTTGAATAACTTTTTATAAAAAATATACCCCCCAAAAAATTTGGAATCAAAAATTTCTAGGTCTCTTAGCCCCGGACACTGCCTACACGCAACGCACTTTCCAAAATTTTGCCGCTAAGCCAGATATGACAATACTCCATATAGGTAAACATAATATAATATTCCATAGGGGGACAATAACCAATAGATATACCCCCATCCAATTTCAATTCTATACCTCCAGGGAACACTAAAAACATGCTCCCTAGCTATATACAAAGGATAACCTATACGTAGGGGTACCTAAAGCTTAATAAACTCTTGGGAACAGCTTAATGTTGTGTTAATGCCTTTTTTTATTTATATATATGGGCGGGTGGAACGGGACTCCTAAACCTCGGACGCTGTGGCACACACCCAGGAGTACCTTCCAAAACTTTCACCTTCGATATACTACCCCCCCCTTGACCCTTGCATAGTAGCGTTTTAAATAACTTGCATTTGTTGCATAGGCTAATGCATTGCGGTATAATGTTGTTAGTGGCTGATGTACTTAGTTACCGAGCGGAACAAAGCGCACAAGTATTAAAGCGTCGCGTACCGTTCGCATTTAGGGTTTTAACAATGCACCACTGAATAAACGGTTTCGATACCTAAAGCATTGTGAGCGTACCGCGAGGAGTTAGTCGCACTATATACAGCAATAACCGCGCTGTTAGCCAGTTGTCGCGCTAATGGTCTAACTTTGATGCCACTGTATAGACTAGCATTGACACTTTAAATCGGCTCTATCCGCTTGTGCGGTGGATGGATGTTCTA